CTACTTCTTCGCCTCTGCAACCACTTTGCTACCCACGCCGCGGTTATTGTATTCCCACATGCGGTTGTAGTTAGTGTCATTCAGATTGCGCTGTACTTCGTCGTTATCATCAACGCTGCCGGTGTTACCCGCAAACGGACGATTAGAGATCACCGCATCAGCCCACGGTTTGGCTGTGTTAAAACCTTCGTTGATGGCGCTATCACGGATCACTACCTGACCGTTGGTATTGGCATCAACATCCAGCGAGCGGCCCAGTTGCGCCACGCCATCACCGGAAGCATTGAAACGGCTGTTTACGGCGAGGAAACCGTAGTAAATGTTGGACAGCGTAGCCGGTGCAAACACATACGCTTCTTGCTGGGTACGGGAGTTCACCACGCGGAATTCGGTGTTATCGAACACCACTGCGCCGCGACCAGAAACGATATCCACATCCCCTTCAATATAGCTGTTGGTCACCAGCGTACGCGGCTGACGATTCGTTTCCAGACGGTTCTGCACACCGCTGTTGGTGACAAAGAAGGTGTTCTGACGACCGAGAATGTTAACGTTGTTAATCTGTACCTGGTCACCATCAGTACGCAGTGCCACCGCCGGATGGTTACCCGCATCTACGCTATCGCCCAGCGTGTTTTCGATGGTCAGGTTTTGCAGTTGCAGTCCATTGTTTTGTGACCAGAAGACCGCAGAGCAGAGAACGCCGATACTGTCGCTGCGTTTACTCTGGCAGCTATCGTACATATACCACGCCGGTTTACCTGGCATATATTTGCCGCGCGGGTTGACGTCGTGACGCCAGTCGGCAGGGCTCATGCCACCATCAAGGGAAAGCCCAATCTTCACATCAATCGGTTTTTCACCTGTACCGTATAGAGTAATTCCACCCGGAGCGGCAGGGACATACACCGTTCCCTGATACTCACCAGGCATCACGGCAATATACTGGCGCTTGTTGGTACGCTTGATAATTGCCGCATCTACCGCCGCCTGAATCGTGGTATGCGTTACACCTTGAGTACCCGCCGGGCCGACAACAAAGTCAGGTTGCGCAGGCAGGGTAATCGGGGAAGGATTCCACGCTGCCGCACCTGGTGTCAGGGATGCAAAATAGTGTTGAGCATCGAAATTCTGCGCTTCTTTTGCCGACAGAATCGGGCGAGAAGAGGTACCAGGCGCGGTTTGATCAGAAGGACGTTGATCGGGCGGTGTTGAGCTACAGGCGGTCAGCGTCACGCCAAAAGCCAATGTCAGCGCCAGACGGGAAACTGAAAATGTGTTCACAGGTTGCTCCGGGCTATGAAATAGAAAAATGAATCCGTTGAAGCCTGCTTTTTTATACTAAGTTGGCATTATAAAAAAGCATTGCTTATCAATTTGTTGCAACGAACAGGTCACTATCAGTCAAAATAAAATCATTATTTGATTTCAATTTTGTCCCACTCCCTGCCTCTGTCATCACGATACTGTGATGCCATGGTGTCCGACTTATGCCCGAGAAGATGTTGAGCAAACTTATCGCTTATCTGCTTCTCATAGAGTCTTGCAGACAAACTGCGCAACTCGTGAAAGGTAGGCGGATCCCCTTCGAAGGAAAGACCTGATGCTTTTCGTGCGCGCATAAAATACCTTGATACTGTGCCGGATGAAAGCGGTTCACGACGAGTAGATGCAATTATGGTTTCTCCGCCAAGAATCTCTTTGCATTTATCAAGTGTTTCCTTCATTGATATCCCGAGAGCATCAACATGCAATGTTGTAGGGATGGCAATTTTTACGCCCGTTTTGCTTTGCTCGACATAAAGATATCCATCTACGATATCAGACCACTTCATTTCGCATAAATCACCAACTCGCTGCCCGGTAACAACAGCCAGTTCCATTGCAAGTCTTAGCCAACATGGTGATGATTCTGCTGCTTGATAAATTTTCAGGTATTCGTCAGCCGTAAGCCTTGATCTCCTTACCTCTGATTTTGCTGCGCGAGTGGCAGCGACCGGGTTTGTTGTTATATGGCCTTCAGCTATTGCCTCTCGGAATGCATCGCTCAGTGTTGATCTGATTAACTTGGCTGATGCCGCCTTGCCCTCGTCTATGTATCCATTGAGCATTGCCGCAATTTCTTTTGTGGTGATGTCTTCAAGTGGAGCATCAGGCAGACCCCTCCTTATTGCTTTAATTTTGCTCATGTAATTTATGAGTGTCTTCTGCTTGATTCCTCTGCTGGCGAGTATTTTTTCGTAGCGATCAAGCCATGAATGTAACGTAACAGAATTATCACTGTTGATTCTTGCTGTCAGAGGCTTGTGTTTGTGTCCTGAGAATAACTCAATGTTTGCCTGTATTGCTTCAGTAATTGCTATCCTCCTGTCTCTGCCTAATCCGAACTCTTTACCCGTCCTTGGGTCCCTGTAGCAGTAATATCCATTGTTTCTTATATAAAGGTTAGGGGGTAAATCCCGGCGCTCATGACTTCGCCTTCTTCCCATTTCTGATCCTCTTCAAAAGGCTACCTGTTATTGGTCGATTTAAGTCAACCTTTACCGCTGATTCGTGGAACAGATACTCTCTTCCATCCTTAACCGGAGGAGGGAATATCCTGCATTCGCGTACCCATCGACGAACTGTTTCAAGGCTTCTTGGGCGTCGCTGGCGTGCGTTCCACTCCTGAAGTGTCAAGTACATCGCAAAGTCTCCGCAATTACACGCAAGAAAAAACCGCCATCAGGCGGCTTGGTGTTCTTTCAGTTCTTCAATTCGAATATTGGTTACGTCTGCATGCGCTATCTGCGCCCATATCATCCAGTGGTCATAGCAGTCATTGATGTTCTCTGCTTCGATAACTCTGTTGAATGGTTCTCCATTCCATGCACCTGTGACTCGGAAGTGCATTTATCATCTCCATAAAACAAAACCCGCCGTAGCGAGTTCAGATAAAAGAAATCCCCGCGAATGCGAGGATTGTTATTCATTGCTGATATTCACCCTTATCGCGAACACCTTTACCGGTTTATCTCCTTTGCATGGCACGTAATTTTTTCAGATGGTTCTCCTGCTCTGTTTCAGCCAGGATCTGGTGATATTCTCTGTGATCAATGTGTTCGAATAAATTATTGAATTTTCTGATGCACACTCTTCCAGGATAGCCATCCATCCTCTTGAAGAACACTGAGTGATCAGTACTACGAATGATTTTTACTGGATAGCCAGCGCTATCGGTGTATATCTGACCACGTTGAATCAGAGAGAACATTCGTTTATCCCCAGATAAAAATATAGCAATACCAATTACATAAAATACTTCAGGCCAAGCATCATTTCACCTCCTGCGGCGGTTCCGGTAGCGGCATCCAGTGAGTTGCTTGCTCAATACCATTACCCTGCTTAATCGTTGCATCTCCGCGCCGAAAGGTGCTTCCGGTATAGCGTGCGGAGCATATTAGCGGTTCAACCAGAGAGCTATCGAAATTCACTGAAATAAGCACGTTCTGGCCCTTTTCAGGCATTCGCTCACTACAGCTTATCCAACCATCCGGAGTTACCGGAGAGTTGCCGGGTTCTTTAATGTGCAAGCGAGGCTCACCATCTTTTGGCTCAGGCCACTGGCGCTCCATGTTGATCTTCAATTTATCTTCCATAGCAGCGGTAATTTCAGCATCGCTGATGCCAGCACGGCGCTGTGCATCCCACAACAGAAACTGCATATCAGCCCACTCGCTAAGATCGTCTGGTTCGGCTGCGGCTTCCAGTGCCTCTTTTGAGAGATGTTTCAGCGGGCCAACTGGACCAACACAGCCAAACGTCTTATCTGACCATTCAGCATGGCGCTGCCGGATTAAATTGCGCAATTGAAGCGATGATCCGTTCTCCTCTGACAACTCTTCATGATTACTTGCAGGTTCGACACCCTGAAGCATGGCGGCGCGGCAGGCATTCCAGCCTCTCACCTCTGCAATAGCGGCAACAGCATCGACCGCGTACATTTTAAGAGGGTTGGGCATTGGTTTTTCTTCAGGTACTACTGGCATTGGAGGGGCGGCGTATACTTCAATAATCCCATTATCAATAGGCCATTCTCCATCCTTGAGGTAGTCACTTGTGCCGTCAACTTGCTGTTTTGCAATGTGGAATGCACCTATTGGTTTTGCTTCCAGTGATGCCAGTGCAATTTCATAAGCACGGCGCTCAATATTGTCTCGAACGTCCAGGCTGCCTATGCGCTCTTTGATTTCTTTAATCAGTTCTTTGTCGGTGAAAGTTGTCATATGTTAGTCCTCATCCACTTCAACGCCATCTTTCAGCGTGATGCCGTGCCAATCATCAGCCCAACTGGTTAGCCCTGGCGCATCAATGCTAGGCATATAGACGCTTGCAGTGTGGTAGCCCTTATCGTTATCAATGCTGGCAACGTGCTCGCCGTTGTATGCGCTCAGCGTGTCCAGGACGCTATAAAACTTTCCTCCGGCTGCCCTGAAATCCTTTACAGCCTTCACAAGGCGATTCCACGCTTTTTCCTGTTCTGGCGTCAGGTCGATTAATTCCTGCAAAGTTGCCATATCACTCTCCTTTGATGCGAATGCCAGCTGCGCTTGCTGATTCTTCATATGCGCGTTTAGCAGCGTTAAGGATTGCTGCCAGTGGCGTATAGCCGCCATCCATTCGGATTGTGTTGTGGATGCCAGCCATTGTGTCGCGCAATTTGCTGTGGCTAGCAGACAGTTCTGCTATGCACTTCTCTGCGGCTTCCAGCTCAACACGCAGTTTCCCTACCGTTAGCGCAATATCCTCGTTCTCCTGATCGCGGCGTTTTATGTATTGCTGGTTTCTTTCCCGTTCATCCAGCAGCGCCAGCACAGTAGCTGGACTGGCTGCGGCGATGAATTCAGCATTGGCCTGCTGTTCCATTTGGAAATCTTCATCGAAACCGCTTTCTGGATGCGCTCCTTCAATTCTGCAAATTGGAATATATCCAGCAGCCTCGCGATGAATTAGTGCATCATCACCATCAAATCGGCCCTCTCCATATTCGAGCGACCACACACCACACGTTGCTTTCTCTGCCTTTTCACGCAGTACCTGATAGTCAATCTTGCTCACTGGCTGCCTCCTTTGCGAAGCTGGGCGGCTAACTCGTCACATATGTGCGTCAAAGAGCAAAGTTTGATTGATGGGTGTTCGCGCATCATCTCAACCCCCTGCGCCCGTACTTCAGCCAGGAAAGCGTCGGTGGCCGGGGTTTTGCAGGACATTTGAATTGCCTTCTCTGTGTATAAAACACCCGTTCGATTGGCGGTATACATGATGGTGTTTACAGCATCTTGATGTGCTGATTTCACAGCCTCAACTTCAGCAGCCAGCGCCGCGCACTTGGCCTCCGCTTCAGCAAATTTACGCACCAGATATTCAGCGTTTGTTTCGTTAACCTTTAAATCTCGTGGGATGCATTTGCCTTTCAGAAAACCATCCATCTCAATTAGTGTCATTTGTTTCATTTCTTACCACTCCGCCACATCGCATTCAGATATTTGTTTTGATTCACTGATGGAAAAGAATTTCTCTTAAGCAATTCCTCTCTCGATGGCATTGGCTTTACGCGTTGGCGAATAATCATTTCTGCCGGAAGAATGCCGGGATTGTATGCAAGTCCTCTCATGGTAAATTCCTCTTTGTTAATTTATTCGTATGCCTGCTCTTTCTTCATCGAGTTTTTTTAGCTTGTATCGCATAGCTCTTACTGAATAAATTGAGCGGCAGGTTGCAATTGCTATTTCTTCTGCGGAGAACTTACCGAAAAGTGATACTTCGGCTCTTGTCCAGCGTCTTCCACGAAGTCGGCTAACAATGTCAGCTCCAATCCTTGTTGCTTTCGCCATTACTGCTTTTTCAGTCCTTTCCAGTTTTTCAGCGATAACTTCAACTGGCATTGTCGCCGCCACTTCGCGCAAGAAATCGACTTCCCATTTCTCCCATGGAGTCTTTTTCATAGGCGATACCGTTATTTGATAAGAAGTGAAGGTTTCCCAACTTTGAGTTGAGCGCCGGGGATATTTATTCCTGCTTTTAGTTGGTGTTTGATTGCCAGTTTGTCGGCTTTAATTGTCGTTTCAAACTCAACGTATTCAGGAGGAAGGGCGCTTGAGTCGATTATTTCTACAATTTCTGACGGTTTGCGGATTGTTACCTGGTGAATACCTGCTCGGATATTTTTCTTGCCAACCATTTCAAGCGATGACGCTATATATGATTTGATGCTGTCAATCTTATTTTGAATTACTGCGGCTCGCTCATTCAGTGACTTTGCCTCTTCCTTGAGGCGTTCGGCATAACCAGATTCATTTTTAATGACGGAAAGTAGTTGCTCTATTTTATCGGTAAATTCTCCTTCCATACCTTCTATTGTGTCAGCAATCATCTCTGGTTCTAAATCTGAATCCATCAATTTTGCGTATTCATTGGCTATTTCATACAGTTTGCTCACTGGCAACCTCCAGTTTCGCTTTGCATTCTATGTAAATGGCTTGTACGTTCTGCTGCAATTTCATTCCAGATGTCAGGCGATATGCTTCTGCAAAATATCGCTTCAAATCATCCATGTTTTCTGCCTGAGCCATTTCATCACAAAGAAGTTGTGCTTTATCCATTATTTCCTGCTGGCGTTTCCGTTCATCTTCGCGGATATCTTCCTCTGATTTGTGCGGCATAACTGGTTCAGTCCACACACCTTCTTCTTCGTTTAGTACGTGAATAGCACTATCAAGACGTGATGCCTTAGGCCAATACTTGCTTGCACGCTTTACGACCGTCTTTCGCGCCATCTCATTCCAGTGATTTACCCATGGTCCTTTATCGCTGAATGCTGCCTTGCTTGTTTTCCTTACAGCCTCAATTTCAGCCAGACTCATCTCTTCCGTTAGATAATCACCTGCTGGCGTCTTAACTGTGCAGTAAACGCCAACAATATCACCACGATCACCGAAGGCGTTGTATTTATGGGTTGGTGCTTTATCAAGCCCGTTTGACTCATAGGTATCGTTAGCATGAACAAGTTTTGCCTGACCCCATGAGATAACACCAGACTCCATTGCAATATGGAGCAATCCCATATAACTGATATCAAGGCAAACCATGCCGTCGCGCGGAACCAGATAAGCCAGTTTGCTGGCCGGGTTTAAGGTGATGCCGATCGCCGCAACATTGATGATGGCGTTCTGTGCACTGGTTGGATTTGCCAGTGCTGTTTTAGCCAGGTAATCATTTTTCTGGAAATACTGAATTGCAAACTGGCTTTCCTTAGCCCATGTCACCGTCTGTTCAGTCAATGCTCCGCAGAATAACTGCTCCTGCTGTTTAACGAATTCAACGATATTGCTCATGCTGCTTCTCCATAAATGTGTCTGCGTTTGAATATTGCGAAGGCATATTCAGCCTTAACTCTTTCGGTTATTGCATCCCAGAACCATTCAGCGGCTTTTTCCTGATAGTTACAGTCATCATCTTCCAGCCAGTCGATAGCGTCCTTAGTGTGTTCATCTGGTTTATATGAGCGAAGCATTTCGCTTATTGGGTCGCAACGTTTGCAGAGGCGATCAACTTCACTGTTAATTCGTTCGTAATCTTCATCAGTAAAACTTGCGATTATTTGCGATATTTCACGCTTATCATTCAGAGTCAGAATCATCATCTTTCTCCTGTTCTTTGTGCTGATTGAGCATTTTGTTCATCTGACGAATGAATTCTTCGTCTGACCAGTTATCTGTAAAACTCATTTCCTGCGATACAACGGAAGGTTGATAGCTGATTTCATCGCTTTATTTGCTTCAAGCCACATTTTTGAATCACCAATAAATCTGGCTATTACTGCTTTGTTTTGTGCAGCACGAAGCATCTGGTGATTAATGGCTATTTCATTGCGCATAACGCCTCCAGTTGTTTCTTTGCTGCTCTGATTAATTGTTTAACTCGGCGTGATAATTCAGATTCGTGCGGGTAGAAAGCGGACATGACGCCGCTACCCGCGAACTGAAAGTGCATCATGGGTAACTCCTTCTGTTTGATTGCATAACGAAAATGCCTCGAGTGAAGCGTTATTGGTATGCATATAAAAAGGCCCTCACACTGGAGGGCAAAGAAGACTTCCAATAATCAGAACAAGTCGGCTCCTGTTTAGTTACGAGCGACATTGCTCCGTGTATTCACTCGTTGGAATGAATACACAGTGCTTACTCGTACTAATAAAATACCCAATTTTCTGTTTCTTGGTTGTGCCCAAAGTTATATTCAATATCTGGTGTTGATGTATCAATATTCTTCATCCCATCAACAAGAGTTGATACAACAGCCAAATCTTGTTTGATTCTCATTAAATGGTATTTCTTCCGGCGCAATAAACTTTCAATGGCAAGTTTCTTCGTTGGGAATGCAAAAGATCTTTCTGCATTTTTTGCCACTTTCTTAATTGCATATCTATTTCTCTTTTGTTTCCATTCCTGTAACCACTGATTTGGTGCTGGTTTAAAATTAACAATCCAATGCGCAGGAACCAACCATGCATAATGCTCTGTCTGATGAAAAGCTATATATTGAAGTGCGAATATTTTGATCCCATCTTCTTCAACTGTCGCCTGGAATCTCCAGAAAACAGGCATTCCATCATGTTCAGTTTCTGATTCAGGAAAAGGTACGCTCCATGATTTTGTCATATCTCACCTCAAATAAGTGGTTTGCTGCCTAATTTCATTTTCTGGCGACCAACACAAGTCACACCCATTTCACTGCGTGGCTTGCTGTACCATGTGCGCTGATTCTTGCGCTCAATACGTTGCAGGTTGCTTTCAATCTGTTCGTGGTATTCAGCCAGCACCGTGAGGTCTATCGGATTCAGTGCGCTTTCTACTCGTGATTTCGGTTTGCGATTCAGCGAGAGAATAGGGCGGTTAACTGGTTTTGCGCTTACCCCAACCAACAGGGGATTTGCTGCTTTCCATTGAGCCTGTTTCTCTGCGCGACGTTCGCGGCGGCGTGTTTGTGCATCCATCTGGATTCTCCTGTCAGTTAGCTTTGGTGATTGGATGGCCGGCGCTGAACCCCGGCTTACTGGTTAGAGCGCCCGCACTACCAGTGACGCTGTCTTGAGGCGCAGATTGGTTACTGCTTGCCATGAGCGCTGTTTATACATTGGTCGAGCATCAGCCTGCTCATTCATCCAATCCCAAAGCCTTCTGCTTTGAATGCTGCCCTTCTTCAGGGCTAAATTTTTAAGAGCCTCACCTTCAATGGTGGTCAGTGCGTCCTGCTGATGGCTAAATAGTACGATTTGTACTTTATCGAGTCAATACAAAATGTTCTAAATATAATTAGTTTTTTATAACGCTTTGTATTTAATGGGTTTATATTTTGGAAAAAGAAAACCCGGCGCTGAGGCCGGGTTTGGAGTGCATCACTCTGGTTCGCTGGGGAATATATTTATCAATTGCCCTGTTGAAATGTGCCCATTTTCTACAACCTCTAGATATGAAATTTCAACAGTTGATTCTTTGGCTACAGCATTCAAAAACTCAAGAAGCTCATCAGTAGATGTTATGTCGGCTGAGGTTTTTATGGTGAAAGATTCACCATTTGAAACCCTTATGACGTCAATATTTATGTCCTGATTTGTTTCTCCCGAGCGACGAACGCCCGTGACATAAAAGTTATCTCTTCTAGTTTCCTTTTTTCGATCAATTGATTGTCTTTGGTTTAAGGTATTCAACTGTTCTCTATTTACCACTCTCTGACCAATTGTTACCCTCTCAACTGACGAGTCTTGAGCAAGCTTTTTAAGCAACTTGCTTTTACCATCCTCGCCGTGAGCCAGAACCTCTCTGCTAATGTTTGTTTGACCGCTAATCAACAACTTGAGCACATTGTCTTGTGCTTCGTTTACCGCTTTGGTGCTTTTTTCCACCAATTGCACCTGAGAATCTTGGTCATGTCGCTGTGTTTCGTAGTACTCATTGATCCACTTATAGCCTACCGTGCTGGCAGCTAAGACGATAGCGGCGACGGCGCATAGTGCTTGCCTTCCTGTCATTTTGCCTATCGCTTGAGTAAACACTGTCACCACTCCGTTTACAATCGGATCTGAGTCACCATCCGCTTGGCTTGAGCCTTCGCTTATTCGGTAGACAATATCCAGCAAACCTTTCTCTGCATCTTTTAGCTTCTGCCGATTATGAGTGCTGTGACTGACTACCGTAAATGCTTTTTGTATTTCATGCGTAAGCTCTGCCATACCAAAAAGCATTGACGCAGTCAATGAAGAATTATATCTATTTGGATCGCCTTTTACATTAATATTGATCTTTGGCCATCCACTGAAAACTACGTTAGGGAATGTGAAGTCGCTTGAGTCGATGTCCTTCCTTCCGAGCATTTCTGTTACAAAAGATACAAAGTCGTCTTCTGACTTGATAACATATTGCGCAGGTTGATCAATCGCTGACATTCTTAATCCTTAACATCCATTCCTATCACCCAAACGTCTCTTCTGGCCACTGGCTGGCGATAACTTTCCCTACAACGGAACAGCTATCATTGCATGGGATCATTGGATATTGCGGGTTTAGTGGTTGTAGGAACACCTGACCGCTATCCCTGATCAGTTTCTTGAAGGTAAACTCGTCACCACCAAGTCTGGCTATGCAGAAATCACCTGGCTCAACAGCCTGCTCAGGGTCAACGAGAATTAACATCCCGTCAGGAAAGCTTGGCTTGGATCCTGTTGGTGCGGTCATGGAATTACCTTCAACTTCAAGCCAGAACGCACAATCACTAGCTTTTTTGGTTGTGCTGACCCATCTCTCCGCATCACCTTTGGTAAAGGTTCTAAGCTCAGGCGAGAACATCCCGGCCTGAACATGAGAAAAAACAGGGTACTCATATTGTTTTTTAACGGGGGCAGATGAGTATTCGCCAACAGGTGAAAATGTACCGTCGTGGTTGAATGAGACGTTATCAATACCAAGGTATTTAAACACCACACCAATCTCGTCAAGAGATGGATGACGAGATCCGCGCAACCAGTGACCAATTCCACCCTGCGTCATACCAAGCTCTTCAGCTAACTTCTCTTGAGTTATGCCGAGCTCTTTCATTCTGGATCTAGCCAGTTCATACCATTTCATTTTCATACCCTTATTATTACGCTCTGTACTAAAACCATCCATGCACAAGATGTATTTTTTGTTTGCATTCTAAAAGTACATATCGTATTATTGTTTCATGGTTACTATGGAGGGCATATGAGCAACCTACGAAAATATCGAGAGTCACTGAATATCTCTCAAACAACACTTGCTAAGGCAGTTGGATGCACACAGGGAGCTATCGGACATTGGGAATCTGGTCGTCGCTTCCCAGACCTTAAAACATGCCGTGCTCTTGTTGAGTGCCTAAACAAGTTAGGCGCAAAAGTCAGTCTTGATGACGTGTTCCCGCCGGAACACAAAGCCGCTTAAGACATTCCCGCTCTTACACATCCCAGCCCTGAAAAAGGGCATCAAATTAAACCACACCTATGGTGTATGCATTTATTTGCATACATTCAATCAATTGTTATCTAAGGAAATACTTACATATGCAACTTACAAGTACTCGCAAGAAAGCGAATGCAATTACAAGCAACATCCTGAATCGAATTGCTGTACGTGGTCAGCGAAAGGTTGCTGACGCGTTAGGAATTAATGAATCGCAAATTTCGCGATGGAAAGACAGCTTCATCCCAAAAATGGGAATGCTTCTGGCTGTTCTTGAATGGGGTGTTGAAGACGAGGAGTTGGCGGAACTGGCTAAGAAAGTAGCCAGAATGCTGACAAAAGAAAAAGCCCCGAAGAACGGCGAATTCTTCGAGGCCTGATGTAGAAAGACTGGATCAATCCACAGGAGTAATTATGACAAAACGTCGTAAGAAATACCAGGAAAAAGAAGAGATTCGACACCCTGATTCACCTGAGGGATTAGTGGTAGCCGCAGCAAATAACAGGGCGTTCGCAGAGCGCCTTGTTGGTGTTTACAGACTAGCCAAAGCAGGAGTGAAACATGGGCGTCGTTAAGTTAGCTGATTACAGGCATAACCCTGTACAACATCAGGAGGCATCCAGTATGGGGTATGTCTCTATACACCGCCAGTTTATGGACAGCAGGCTCTATAAGGACTCTCAGGCAGTACATCTTTGGCTTCACTTAATCCTCAAGGCTAATCACGAATCTACTGTCGTCAATACGGATATCGGTCCGATAACTGTTGATCGCGGTCAGATGATAACTGGACGCCCGTCGCTGGTCAGAGAAACATTCATCCCCGACAACAAAGTTAGGAGCTTATTACGGACTTTTGAGTCGAAAGGGATGCTTAATATTTGCTCGATTGGGAAGAAATTTAGCCTGTTTACAATCGTTAAATATGACGATTTTCAGGCAAAAAATTGTCCAACGGTTGTCCAACGGTTGTCCAACGCAAACACCAGTAATGGCGCGGCTCTCAGCGGAGATTGTCCAACGGTTGTCCAACGGTTGTCCAACGCAAACACCAGTAATGGCGCGGCTCTCAGCGGAGATTGTCCAACGGTTGTCCAACGGTTGTCCATAAACAATAATATAAATAATATCTCTAATACTGACGTATTAGAGAGTGCCACAGCAGACAAAAAGTCTGACAAGAAAAAACCTTCCGTCAGCTGTCAGGATGTTGTCGATGCTTACCACGAAATCCTTCCTGAAGCGCCAAGAATCCGCGCACTGAATGACAAGCGTAAAAACCAGATCCGAACGTTCTGGCGCAAAGCCGGAGTGATAACCCGCCAGCTTGACGGGCATGGGTTCACGATGCAGGACTGGAGAAATTATTTGAGCTACGTTGGCGAAAATTGCCGATGGATGTTCGAAGAGCGCCCAAACCATCAACGCGGAACCGTCTGGCACAAAAAGGGATTTGATTTCCTGCTTAACGACAATACCTACCTGAAAGTTCGTGAGGGTGAACACGATGACCGATAATTTTTATGCGCCGCCCCATAGCATCGAGGCAGAGCAGGCGGTGATTGGTGGATTGCTTCTGGATGATGACAGCAGTGAGCGCGTCCGGAAAGTTCTGGCGATGCTGAAGCCTGATTCATTTTACAGCCGACCACACAAAATCCTTTTCGAAGAAATAACCAGAATGCACCGGGAACAAAAGCCAGTAGATGGCCTGACGCTTTTCGATGAACTGGAGCGTAAATCGTTAACGGCGTCTGTTGGCGGTTTTGCTTATATCGCTGAGATCGCAAAGAACACGCCAAGCGCAGCAAACATCGTTGCCTATGCAATGCAGGTTCGTGAAACCGCAATGGAACGCTACGCCATCAACCGCATGACTGAAGCGACGGAATTGCTCTATTCCCGCAACGGAATGACTGCAACGCAGAAGTACGAAGCTATTCAGGCGATTTTCACGCAACTGACAGACCATGCAAAAACCGGATCGCGTCGCGGCCTTCGCTCATTTGGTGAGGTCATGGAAGACTGGGTTAGCGACCTTGAGAAGCGATTTGACCCGTCAGGCGAACAACGAGGAATGAGCACGGGGATCCCATCGCTGGACAGGATGCTGTCACCGAAAGGTCTGGTGAAAGGCTCTCTGTTTGTCATTGGCGCTCGCCCTAAGATGGGGAAAACGACGCTATACAGCCAGATGGCAATCAACTGTGCAGTGCATGAGAAAAAGCCTGCTCTGATGTTCAGCCTTGAAATGCCAGGTGACCAGATACTGGAAAAACTGGTAGGGCAGAAGTCTGGTGTTAACCCGAATATTTTTTACCTTCCGGCGACAAATGACGCTGATGACGGCTATCAGGGTGATTACGATGGTGACTTCAACAGGGCGATCGAAACAGCCAATCGCTTGAGTGAAATCGACATGCTTTACATCGACGACACGCCGGGATTATCTCTGGCTCAAATCGTCAGCGAAAGCCGTCGAATCAAGCGAGAAAAAGGATGTGTTGGCATGATTCTGGTCGATTACCTGACACTAATGACTGCTGAGAAGGCCGATCGCAACGACCTTGCTTACGGCATGATCACCAAAGGACTGAAGAACCTTGCCAAAGAGCTTGATTGCGTTGTTGTGCTTCTGACACAGCTTAACCGCGCACTGGAAAGCCGAACCAATAAACGCCCATTACCAAGTGACTCACGAGATACAGGGCAGATTGAACAGGATTGCGATTATTGGGTGGGGATCCATCGTGAAGGTGCTTTTGATGACAGTGTTCCTCCTGGTGAAACCGAACTAATCCTTCGTCTCAATCGTCATGGCAATACCGGCACGGTGTATTGCATTCAGGCAAATGGCGCTATTTATGACACAGACCAACAGTCTGCTGAAATGCGCCGACGTGAACGAGAGGAACCGCAGTCCAAGAAGAAAGGAGGATTCTGATGACCATCTACATCACTGAGCTAATAACAGGCCTGCTGGTAATCGCAGGCCTTTTTATTTGGGGGAGAGGGAAGTCATGAAAAAACTAACCTTTGAAATTCGATCTCCAGCACATCAGCAAAACGCTATTCACGCAGTACAGCAAATCCTTCCAGACCCAACCAAACCAATCGTAGTAACCATTCAGGAACGCAACCGCAGCTTAGACCAAAATAGGAAGCTATGGGCCTGCTTAGGTGACGTCTCTCGTCAGGTTGAATGGCATGGTCGCTGGCTGGATGCAGAAAGCTGGAAGTGTGTGTTTACCGCAGCATTAAAGCAGCAGGACGTTGTTCCTAACCTTGCCGGGAATGGCTTTGTGGTAATAGGCCAGTCAACCAGCAGGATGCGTGTAAGCGAATTTGCGGAGCTATTAGAGCTTATACAGGCATTCGGTACAGAGCGTGGCGTTAAGTGGTCAGACGAAGCGCGACTGGCTCTCGAATGGAAAGCGCGATGGGGAGATCGGGCTGCATGACTATCAAATCAAATACGCCAGCACACGACAAGGACTGCTGGCAAACGCCGCTTTGGCTTTTTGATGCACTGGATATTGAGTTTGGATTCTGGCTGGATTCGGCAGCGAGCGACAAAAATGCTCTGTGCGCTCACTGGCTAACTGAGGCTGACGACGCGCTAAATTCTGAGTGGGTAAGCCACGGTGCAATCTGGAATAACCCACCGTACAGCAATATCAGGCCGTGGGTGGAAAAAGCCGCTGAGCAGTGTATACAACAGCGACAGACGGTAGTGATGCTTGTGCCAGAGGATATGTCTGTCGGATGGTTCAGCAAGGCTCTGGAGAGTGTTGACGAAGTTCGCATTATCACTGATGGACGGATTAATTTTATCGAACCATCGACAGGGCTGGAGAAGAAGGGAAACAGCAAAGGCTCCATGCTGCTGATTTGGCGACCGTTCATCAGTCCTCGACGGATGTTTACTACCGTATCCAAAGCGGCATTGATGGAGATCGGGCAGGGCGTCAGGAGGGCAGCATGAGACGACGGCGACGAAGTATCACCGACATCATCTGCGAAAACTGCAAATACCTTCCAACGAAACGCTCCAGAAATAAATCCAAGCCAATCCCAAAAGAATCTGACGTAAAAACCTTCAACTACACGGCTCACCTGTGGGATATCCGGTGGCTAAGAAATCGTGCGAGGAAATGACAATGCTTTTAATTCAACCTGGATTTGGACTTAGCATCAAAAAAGGCCACATGTTTGGCGAGAAAGAGTCACAACGAAAAATGGTGTCTATCCGGTTGCCATTTATCAGTATTTATTGGCTAAACAGGGAGGCAACAAATTATTGGTATACATGCGCCAGAGCAGCATTTAACGACCCTGACTGGTTTGTGAAAAACCACCACGCAGTTCGTCAGGCAAAGAGAAAGGCCAACATGACATACATGAAGGCGTATCAAAAAGCATGGAAAGAACACCGCGATCGATACCAACAAGACATGGAAAAGCTTGAATCAGAAAACATGGAATTAAGACGAAAGCTCGGTGAAGCAAAACGAGACATTGATGCTTACAAGCGACTTTTTAATGGTGAAAGCCATGCTTAGCCCATCCCAATCCCTTCAATACCAGAAAGAAAGCGTCGAGCGAGCTTTAACGTGCGCTAACTGCGGTCAGAAGCTGCATGCGCTGGAAGTTCACGTGTGTGAGCACTGCTGCGCAGAACTGATGAGCGATCCGAATAGCTCAATGTACGAGGAAGAAGACGATGAGTGATTACATGAAATGGTATCTCTGCCACCGCTGGTTAATTAAGTTTGCTGTAAAAGACTGGATGACAGCGGATGCCAACAAGCTTAAGCAACGAAAGGACTATTACTACGCCAGAATGAAGGAAAACTACTGCTCAATTCGCACTCGCATATTTATTAAAAAAGACCTTCAGTCAATTCTTCAATTGCGAGGGAAGGTAAATGGCTAACCTACGCAAAGAAGCACGCGGCAGAGAATGCCAGGTACGTATTTACGGCGTATGCAATGGTAATCCTGAAACTACAGTTCTGGCACATTACCGGATGGCTGGAATTTGCGGAACGGGAATGAAGCCTGACGACCTGATCGGCGCATGGGCTTGTAGCGCGTGTCACGATGAAATCGACCGACGCACCCATAACCTCGACAACAAAGACGCCAGACTTTACCACCTCGAAGGCGTGATCAGGACGCAGGCGATACTGCTGAAGGAGGGGAAGATTAAGTCATGAACGAATATCAGTTTGTGCTTCCATACCCGCCGTCGGTGAATACCTACTGGCGAAGACGGGGAAGCCAATACTACATCAGCGATAAAGGCCAGAAATACCGAAAAGACGTTCAGCAAATCATCCACCAACTCAAGTTAGATATTTTCACCAAATCACGGCTCCGCATCAAAGTCATCGCAGACGTTCCAGACTCCCGCCGCCGCGACCTCGATAACATCCTGAAAGGTTTACTCGACTCTCTTATCCACGCCGGATTTGCGGAAGACGACGAGCAATTCGATGACATTCGCGTAATTCGTGGTGTGAAAGTACCAGGCGGACGGCTTGGAATAAAAATCACCGAACTGGAGAACGTATGAACGCCACAATTCAAACGATACCAGAGCTTCTTATCCAGACACGAGGCAATCAGACCGAAGTGGCAAGGATGCTTTCCTGCGCAAGAGGAACAGTGCTCAAGTACAACCGAGACAGCAAAGGCGAGCGTCATGTAATAGTTAACGGCGTCCTGATGGTCACGCCAGGAAAAAAGGGAAGACGATGAGCATAAGAGAGCTAAACCTCACCAAAGAACAGCACGATTGGCTGAATGGCTGGCTTGAGCTGTGGGGCGCATGGGTTTATTCAGGTCGTCTGGAAAAGCGCATGAGCAGCGTAATAGCGAAGTTCATGGAGAGCGTAGAGCCGGGAAGAGTTATGACAAGGCCAATGTGTAATGATGATGATGGAATGTTGATTTCTCAGGTCGTCGATTCCGTCATGTACATTGACAAGAAAGCCTTTGGCATCCTCCTCAGCTACTACGCTCATGGTTCATCTAAGCGAGCAATTGCATCCTACTATCACGCGACTGCAAAGCCACGCAAGATGTGTGGACGTGGTGGCGAGGGATGGAGAAAACCTTCACTGGCAACCTGTAGAAACGAAATTGACGACATCCTGAAAGCGTCGTTATTTGTTTTGTACCAACCAATGCAAAATGCTTTCAAAATGCGTAAACGTGTTGAGAAAGTTAAGCATGTTGCTGTTAAAAGCCTTGACATGCAATTAGCCATTTAGCCATAATATTCACATATGCTGCTGCTTTTGCATTCAGCAACCATCACAAGCCCACCTCCTGTGGGCTTTTTTGCATTCGCGTGCAATCAAAACAAGAGTCTTAGTGATATGGGCCTGAGATATGGTGGTGGAAACATCGCTCCGCTCTTGGCTGTCATATCTACGCGAACAGGCTCTATCCCTAAGGTAAAGCGATGAAAGAAATAAAATTAACGCCAGAAATGGTGCTTTCTGTTGTTGATTACAATCCATCATCAGGCGACTTTCACTGGAGATGGAGGCGGGGAAGAGAGAGGACCACTTTGACATGGAACTCTCGTTTTGCTTTCAAGAAATGCTCATCAATAAATTCTGATGGGTATTTAATGATTATGATTAATGGTAAAGCATACCCTGCTCACAGACTGGCATGGTTGATTGTTTATGGCACCATGCCCGATGGTTTTATTGATCACATCAACAGGGTAAGAACAGATAACCGGATATCAAATCTTCGTCTTGTCACTCATTCCGAAAATATGCAGAACAGGAAAATTCAGAAGAATAATAAATCTGGATACCGTGGCGTGTCTTGGGATGCTAAGTACGGGAAATGGAGAGCAAGAATTAATGCGTCTGGAAAGTGTATTAACCTTGGATACCATGATACTGCCGAACTTGCCGCTGCGGCTTTTGAGGCCGCCAGAATGAAATATCATACCGTTTAAAGATGTAAGCTGCCGTTAGTGACTCTTAAGTTGCAACGGTGGCTTTTTTATTTGCACAACAGGTAAGAGCATTGAACCCGCAGACCTCGCGGAATTGGTGAAAGGTGCCGCGCAGTGCTCTTATCGTTGTGGTGAATGCACAGGCTGATGTGTAAGGGCAAGAATCTTTCGCTGGATTCGGTGTGGCCACGTAGCCCGCTGTAGGCAGTTGCAGCAAACCGGAGATCAGCACCGGTCGCCACAATCCAAACTGAGCCGTAGCCACTGGCTATCATGAATTCATCGGTGATAGTTACGCTGCGGCCTTCTACACATGACCTTCGTGAAAGCGGGTAGCAAGAGGTTGCGCTAACAACCTCCTGCCGTTTTGCCCGTGCATATCGGTCACGAACAAATCTGATTACTAAACACAGTAGCCTGGATTTGTTCTATCAGTAATCGACCTTATTCCTAATTAAATAGAGCAAATCCCCTCAATGAAGGGGTAGAGCATGTACCGTATGGACAAAATCAGAGAATGGTTCAGTTACAGCTTCGGAGGACTGACTGCGATGGGTGGCATTCTCTCCCTGAATGACTGGGCTGTCATCATTGGTATTCTTTGTACTGTCGGCACATTTGGCATCAACTGGTACTACAAGCGCAAAGAGCGCGAGGACAGATTGAATGGCAATGTCACCGGCACTACGAAATAGCGTAATAGCGGCGATAAGTGGCGGGGCTATTGCTATAGCATCTGTGTTAATCACTGGACCAAGTGGTAACGATGGTCTGGAAGGTGTCAGCTACATACCATACAAAGATATTGTTGGTGTATGGACTGTATGTCACGGACACACCGGAAAAGACATCATGCTCGGTAAAACGTATACCGAAGCAGAATGCAAAGCTCTCCTGAATAAAGACCTTGCCACGGTCGCCAGACAAATTAACCCGTACATCAAAGTCGATATACCGGAAACAACGCGCGGCGCTCTTTACTCGTTCGTCTACAACGTGGGGGCTGGCAATTTCAGAACATCGACGCTTCTTCGCAAAATCAACCAGGGCGATATCAAGGGCGCATGTGACCAGCTGCGTCGCTGGACATACGCTGGCGGTAAGCAATGGAAAGGGCTGATGACCCGTCGCGATATTGAGCGTGAAGTCTGTTTGTGGGGGCAGCAATGAGCAGGTTAACCGCGATTATCTCCGCTCTGGTTATTTGCATCATCGTCTGCCTGTCATGGGCTGTTAATCATTACCGTAATAACGCCATCGCCTACAAAGAGCAGCGCGATAAGGCCGCATCCATCATCGCTGACATGCAGAAGCGTCAACGTGATGTAGCAGAACTCGACGCCAGATACACAAAGGAGCTTGCTGATGCTAACGCGACTATCGAAAGTCTCCGTGCTGATGTTTCTGCTGGTCGTAAGCGCCTGCAAGTCGCCGCCACCTGTGCAAAGTCAACGACCGGAGCCAGCGGCATGGGCGATGGAGAAAGCCCAAGACTTACAGCAGATGCTGAACTCAATTATTACCGTCTCAGAAGTGGAATCGACAGGATAACCGCGCAGGTTAACTACCTGCAGGAGTACATCAGGACTCAGTGCCTGAAATAATTTTTTTGCAAATCACAAAGTCCATTTAATGAGCCTCGCGATGCGGGGCTTTTTTATGTCCGCAGTAAACGCGCTTCACACGCGCGACTTATGAACACAGAACCTTTCAGGATGACCCTTGAGGATGCCGGTTTGGTGATCGGTACCTTTCTGTGGGCCGGAATCCTGTGTGACAAGGTTCATCACTAAAAGGTAATTACTGATGAAGTACCCAACAGTTATTGTCAATGGTGTGTCCGTTCGTGTTGATGAGGATGGACGCTACAACTTAAACGATCTCCATGCAGCAGCAGTTGCAAATGGAGAGGCTACAGAGCAACAGCGCCCAAGCCAGTTTTTGCGTAGCGCGCAGATAAAACGCTTCATAAAAGCACTGGAGGCCAAAGTGCAAAAAAGCACTTTGGAACAAATTCAGCCACTTAAAATAATCAAAGGTGGTGCAGAACCAGGTGTGTGGGGTGTTGAACTTCTGGCAATCAGATATGCAGCATGGATTAAGCCGGAATTTGAAATCGAAGTTTATGAAGTTTTCAAAACGGTTGTCCGTCTCGGCGTTGGCGCAATGTCCCGTCTGAATAGAATAGATCACATCATCAATACTGAAACCAAAGCGATAAGCCAGTGCGCAAGCCAAATGGCTAAGTGGGGCGTTGGTGGGCGAAAAAGATTGCTTCATGTTGCACGTGAGAGAGCGGCAAATGAAGTGCAAATGTATTTGCCCGGAATGGTGTGATTTCGCAGGTTAATCCAGTTTTTGCATTACGGCAGTACCACGAAACAACCCAAGCCAGTAAGTGGGGAAATAACACTGGCAGCCACTGAAAGATGAACCTCCTGCCTTATGGCAAAAAAGATTCTTTGTGGTGGCGGACTGATGGAAAGACATCGGTTATTGCAGAGACCATTCAATGAGTGGTCTCGACAATGGCTTATACCCTACACGGGATAACTTAACTGATATCCCTTTTAACGGATAAACGGAGCCAACAATGGCAGAGATTATTCCCATGACTGAAGAACAGAAATTCCAGTTAGAGATTTACAAGCTGGTCATGAACCAGAACGCAGCCGCAGAAGAAGCATTTCAGTTCATTGGTACTGACGAACTGAAGCTTGAGCTATTCAAAATTCACTTCCAGTCAGGTGGCGCTAATTCAGATATCACGACCCGCACTATCGAAGCGGTGCGTAAATCGAAGGAAGCGTTAGACCTGTTCACTACCGGAGCATAAACATGGCAACTCAAGGTTTCGACAACCCATCCAAATTCCGCGATGAATGGGATAAGCAAGCAGAAGGGAAATAATCAATATGGCGACTGAGAAAAAGAATGTCGGTCGCCCTTCGGATTACCTGCCGGAGGTGGCTGATGATATCTGTGCGCTGCTTGCCTCCGGGGAAAGTCTGGTTAAGGTTTGCAAGCGCCCCGGCATGCCAGCAAAGGCTACTGTATTTCGCTGGCTGTCAGAGCATGAAGAATTTAGAGACAAGTACGCGAAGGCAACTGAGGCACGAGCTGATTCTATTTTCGAAGAGATATTCGAAATTGCTGACACTGCGATTCCAGATGCTGCTGAGGTGGCAAAGGCAAGACTTCGCGTTGATACCCGCAAATGGGCGCTGGCCCGAATGAATCCCCGTAAGTATGGCGACAAGGTAACTAACGAGCTTGTCGGTAAGGACGGCGGCGCAATCCAGATTGAAACATCACCGATGAGCACTCTATTCGGAAAATGACCTCGATTAATCCTATCTTTGAACCGTTCATTGAGGCGCATCGCTACAAAGTCGCCAAAGGCGGTCGAGGTAGCGGTAAATCATGGGCAATTGCGAGGCTGCTTGTTGAAGCGGCGCGTCGGCAGCCAGTGCGTATTCTCTGCGCTCGTGAACTGCAAAACAGTATCAGCGATTCGGTAATCCGGTTGCTTGAAGACACCATAGAGCGGGAAGGGTATTCGGCTGAGTTTGAAATTCAGCGTTCAATGATTCGTCATCTCGGAACGAATGCTGAATTCATGTTCTACGGCATAAAAAACAACCCGACGAAGATTAAATCGCTCGAAGGCATTGATATCTGCTGGGTGGAAGAAGCGGAAGCGGTAACGAAGGAATCATGGGACATCCTGATACCAACCATCCGCAAGCCGTTTTCCGAAATATGGGTGAGCTTCAACCCGAAAAACATCCTCGACGATACCTATCAGCGATTCGTCGTAAACCCTCCTGATGATATTTGTCTGCTGACGGTGAACTACACCGACAACCCGCACTTTCCTGAAGTTCTCCGTCTGGAGATGGAAGAGTGCAAACGCAGAAATCCGACACTGTATCGTCACATCTGGCTTGGTGAGCCAGTAAGCGCAAGTGATATGGCAATCATCAAACGTGAATGGCTTGAAGCTGCTACCGATGCGCACAAGAAACTCGGATGGAAAGCGAAAGGCGCTGTTGTCTCTGCGCATGACCCATCAGATACAGGGCCGGATGCCAAAGGTTATGCATCGCGCCACGGTTCGGTAGTTAAGCGCATTGCCGAAGGTCTGCTGATGGACATCAACGAGGGTGCTGACTGGGCTACTTCGCTGGCGATTGAAGACGGCGCTGACCACTACCTGTGGGATGGTGATGGTGTTGGTGCCGGGCTACGCAGGCAGACAACGGAAGCGTTCTCCGGCAAGAAAATCACCGCCACGATGTTCAAGGGCAGCGAATCGCCATTCGATGAAGATGCGCCATATCAGGCCGGAGCATGGGCTGATGAAGTCGTACAGGGCGACAATGTTCGCACTATTGGCGATGTATTCCGCAATAAGCGAGCGCAATTCTATTACGCGCTGGCTGACAGGCTGTATCTGACATATCGGGCGGTTGTCTACGGTGAGTATGCAGACCCAGACGACATGCTGAGTTTCGACAAAGAAGCGATAGGCGAGAAGATGCTGGAGAAGCTGTTTGCAGAACTGACGCAGATTCAGCGCAAATTCAATAATAACGGGAAGCTGGAGCTAATGACTAAGGTCGAAATGAAGCAGAAGCTCGGTATTCCATCTCCTAACCTGGCTGATGCGTTGATGATGTGTATGCATTGCCCGGAGTCGGCTGCGCAACCCGACTATTCCAGTTACTCAATTCCTTGTGGTGTAGGTTGATATGGCAGAAAAAAAGATGACTGACTGGCATCGCAAGGTGCTGTGCAACTTTGATAATGCCTGGTCAGCAACGCAGGATATGCGTGAGCAGATTATTGAAGCTCAACGTTTCGTCCGGGTGTCCGGCGCACAGTGGGAAGGCAGCACAAACGCTGGTTACTCATTTGATGAAGGCAGGTTTGAGCATTACCCGCGCTTTGAGCTGAATAAGATTGCCCGTGAATGTGATCGCATCATTGGCGAGTATCGACAGAATCGCATCAGCGTTAAATTCAGGCCGAAGGATGACAAGGCATCGGAAGCGTTAGCCGAAAAGATGAACGGCAAATTCCGCGCTGACTATCAGGAAACATCCGGTGGCGAAGCGTGTGATAACGCATTTGATGATGCTGTAACGGGCGGATTCGGTTGTTTCCGCATGTGTGCCGATTACGAAGATGAAATGGATCCGAGTAACGAGCAGCGACGCATCAGCCTTCTTCCTGTTTACGACCCAGCGACATGCGTCTTCTTCGATCAGGACAGCAAGCAATATGACCGCTCTGATGCTATGTGGGCTATGGAAATGTTCTCCATGACGCCTAAAGCGTTCGAGGCTGAATACCCTGATTCCATCGCGGCAAGCCTTTCTCGTGATGACACTGGCACTCAATATGACTGGTCAACTCCTGATGCTATCTATGTTGGTCGCTACTACGAAGTTCGCATAGAGAAGGTGAAGCTCACAGCATGGCGTAACCCTGTCAGCGGAGAAACGGCAATCTATGATGAAGAGCAAATCAAAGATATTGTCGACGAGCTGACCGATGGTGCATTCGAACTGATTGGCGAGCGAACGGTGAAGAAACGCCGAGTTTATTGCGGTCTTCTGTCTGGCGCTGAATGGCTGGAAGAACCGAAGCGTATTCCGGGCGAACATATTCCTCTCATCCCGGTATATGGGCGTCGTTCATTTGTTGATAATCAGGAGCGAATCGAAGGCCACGCAGCAAAAGCGATGGATGCACAGCGTCTTGAGAACCTGATGGTTTCCATGATTGCAGATAACGCTACTCAGGCTGGCGGTGATGGCATTCCTGTAGTTGATGTTGACATGATTCCTGGTCCTCTTGCCACTCATTGGGCGGAGCGCAACAAAAAGCGCCCGGCGTTCCTGCCGATGGTCAGTTTGAAAAACAAAAACGGAGATATTACTGCGCAGGCTCAGGTCAGCAGTTATACGCCTCCGACACAAATGCCTCCAGCTCTTGCCGGGCTATTGCAGTACACCGGAACGGCTATTCAGCAAATTACAGGTGCGTCGCAGCTTGAGAACATGCCGAGCAACGTCGCCACCGATACCGTTGATAGCATCTTTAACCGGATGGACACGCAGTCCTATATCTACATGGACAACATGGCTAAATCTATGCGTCGCGCTGGCGTTGTGTGGCTTTCTATGGCGCGTGAAGTCTATGGCAGCGATACGCCGATGCGTATCGTTAATGAGGACGGCAGCGATGACGTGGCGCTGATGACTGGTGAAGTGGTTGACCGTCAGACAGGGCAGGTTATCGCGCTTAACGACCTTTCGCAGGGTAACTACGAAGTGACTGTCGATGTCGGTCAGTCGTTCGCTACTCGCCGTGATGCAACGGTTAAGTCGTTACTTTCCATGCTGGCACTTATCCCGCCAGGGACGCCGAAGCACGACCTTGTATCGTCGATGATTCTCGACAATATGGACGGAGAAGGGATGGACGACCTGAAAGAATACAACCGCAATCAGTTGCTTCTGTCTGGAGTTATCAAGCCGAGAACGCCAGAAGAACAGCAGATGGTTGAGCAGGCGAAACAACAACAGGCCAGTCAGCCAGATCCGGCTATGGTTGCTGCGCAAGGTCAGCTTCTTGCTGGTCAGGCTGAATTGCAGAAAGCGCAGAACGAACAGGCAGCCATTCAGGTTAAAGCATTCCAGGCACAGACTGATGCTCAGGTTGCAGCGGCAAATGTTGTGAAAATCCTCGCATCTGCCGATAGCCAGCAGAAATCTGATATCCGCGAGGCTCTGAAACTGCTCGGACAGTTCCAGCAACAGCAAGGAGACAATGCCCGTGCTGATGCAGAGCTTGTCCTGAAAAGTCAGGCACAGGGTCATGCGCAGCGCATGGACATCAGCAGCATCCTGCAAAAATCAACTCAGCAACAACCACAGCAGTAATTAACCCATAACGTGCAATGGCTGTCTTTATGAGGCCTGGCACCCTATTGCCTTCCGATGGGCTGAACATCGAGTAAACAGGGGTAACAAATGGACCAGATGGCAGAAAACACACCAGAAGTTGAAATCGAAACCGACGCGTCAGAGCAGATTCCTGATGATGTCGAACTGGCTGAAGAAGTCGAAACAGAAGATGGCAGTGAGTCCTCCGGCAATGATGCAGAGGAAGCTACTGAAACTGATGACGACGAATCAGAACAGGAATTCTACTTTGGTGACGAAAAGCTGGATTCGCCAACCAGCGAAGATGGCGCAGAGCATGGACTGGTAAAACACCTGCGCAAGACGATTAAAGAGAAAGACCGCGAGCTGAAAGAGCTGATGCGTCAGTCTCAGAAACCCGTCGAGCAGCAGCCGGTAATAACTCAACCACCGCGAATGCCAAAACTGGATGATGAGGACATCGGTTTCGATGAAGAAATCTACCAGCAACGCATGGCTAAGTGGGCAGAGGATAACGGCAAGTACCAGCAACAGGAGATGGCTCGCAAGCAGAAGGAGCAGGAGCTTCAGGCTGCCTATCAAGAGCGATTATCCAAATATCAGCAACGTGTTAAGGCTCTCAAAGTTCCTGGCTATCAGGAAGCAGAACAGGCCGTACTCGAGGAAATCCCCATCGAGACACAAAACGCGATCCTGTTTGAGTCAGAGAAGCCGGAAATCGTTGTTCTGGCGCTCGGTCGCAACGCTGAACTGCGCAAGCAACTGGCAGAAGCTACCAACCCCGTAGCAATTGGTCGTCTGCTGGAACGTATCGAATCGAAGGCCAGAGTCATGCCAAAAGCAAAAACCACGGCAGCCACAACCCCGACAGTTAAGGGGAGCAACGGCGCAGTAATCAACAACCTCGGCAAATTGAAAGCCAAGGCGCTGGAAACTGGTGACTGGACGCCGTATTTCGCCGCTAAAAAGGCAAAAAAATAACCTATCGGAGCATTAAACATGGCTAACCAATTAGCAAAAGACCTTGAAATCATGTTCGAAAACTACGTTGAAGGCTTTGAGGCCGCCTGCGTAGTTTCCCGTAACGCTAAAAAATTCCGTCCCGGTGATACAGCAATGCAGCGAGCAGGTGATGTTCTGTATCGTCCGCAGCATTACCACATGAACATTGAGGAAGGCCTAGACCTCAGCGGCAAAACGCCAACAGCACTGGTTCAGCGCCTTGTTCCTTCTGTGTTCAAGGAGCCGAAAAACATTCTGTACACTCTGGATGCGCGTGAAATGCGTGACCCGGAACATAAAACTGAAGCTGGTCGCGCCGCAGGTATGCGCCTTGCTGCACAGATTGACTCTGACCTGATTTCCATGGTCACGCAGCGTGCTACTAACGTGATCACAATGGCTGACTCAACCACTGGTTCACAGGGCCGTGATTTGTGGAACTGTGCGGCAGGTATTGATGCCACCATGACGGCGATTGGTGTACCACAGGGTATCAACCGCCGCTCTTTCTGGAACCCCTTCAACTACAAAGACCTTGCTGGCGAGCTTGGTCACCGTGCCTATGCTCAGGGCGCAACCCTGACAGCATACGAAAAAGCGCAGATCCCTCCGGTTGCGTCCTTCGATAGCTACAAGACCGATATTTCTGGTCGTGTTCCGAAGGGTACAGCAACTTCCATTACGCTGGCAGCAGCACCTGCGCACAAGGTTGAAGCGAAAGATGCTAACGAAATGCCAGTGGATAACCGACAGGGGACCATTACGGTATCTGCTGAAGGTTTGCAGGTTGGCGATGCGTTTACCATCGCAGGGGTGAATTCCGTACACCAGATCACCAAAGATACCACCGGGCAGCCGCAGGTATTCCGCGTTCTGGCAGTTAGCGGAACGACAGTAACTATCTCCCCGAAAATTCTGCCGCCTGACAACGCGGATGTCGCCAGCCGTCCATATGCAAACGTTGATGCTAATGCGGCAAGTAGCGCAGCAATCACCATTCTCAACAAAAATGCCGCACCGGCTAACCTGTTCTGGGCTGATGGTTCTGTTGAACTGATGTACGGCAAGCTGGCGTTCCCAACTGGTCAGGGTCCACAAGTAATGACAGCAACCACCGAGCAGGGCGCTACGCTGATCATGTCTTACGCCTTCGACCACATCAAAGGTGTAACCACTGCGCGTTTCACCACCCTGTACGGTTGCTCTGTACTTGTTCCTGAATATACGGGCATCGTTATTGCCGGGCAGTAATTTTGGTGGGGCTTCGGCCCCATTTTTATTGGGAGAAGACAATGGCACGAACAATGCTCTATAAGCCGGGCAACATGATCACCTGTGGTCAGTTTGCTGTCGATTACATCATTGTTGATGACGAAGAAGTTAAATCTCACCTGGAAAAAGGCTGGGTAAAAACTCCTGAAGAAACCGCAACGAAGCAAAAAGTGGCTAAGGCGGAAGAAGATGGCGAAAACGAAGGGTGATCTCGTTCTTAAGGCTTTACGAAAAGCCGGGCTGTATTCCAATGCCACGTTGACAGATGCCGACCCTCAGGCAATTGAAGATGCCATTAATGACCTCGAAGACATGATGGCAGCATGGCAGGCGAAAGGTATCGAGCTTGGATATCAGTTTGCGGATACAGAAAACGGCATCATGCCGTTACCTGACGATGATTCAGGTATCCCTGCATGGGCAAATGATGGCGTCGCTTTGAAGCTCGCTGTGCAAGTGTGCATGGATAACGTCATTCAGCCGTCAGACGCTCTCCTTGCCGCTGCTGACAGTGCATATCAGACAATCTGCATCGCTTTAACCAAAATACCACCACTTGAGCGGCGAAATGACATGCCTCGCGGTAGTGGTAACAAAAGCGCGTTTACGTGGAATCGGTTTTACATCGAGAAAGATGATCCGAGTACGTGAGGTGAATAAATGCCGATTCAGCAACTTCCGCTCATGAAAGGTGTCGGCAAAGACTTCCGAAATGCCGACTATATCGACTATCTGCCAGTGAATATGCTGGCTACACCCAAAGAAATCCTGAACAGCAGCGGATATCTTCGCTCATTCCCGGGCATTGCCAAACGCTCTGATGTGAACGGTGTATCGCGCGGCGTCGAGTACAACATGGCGCAGAATGCTGTTTATCGTGTGTGTGGTGGGAAGCTCTACAAAGGAGAAAGTGAAGTCGGTGACGTCGCCGGAAGTGGTCGCGTATCAATGGCGCATGGTCGAACATCACAGGCTGTAGGCGTTAATGGTCAACTGGTCGAGTATCGTTATGATGGCACGGTTAAAACCGTCTCAAACTGGCCTACAGACAGTGGATTCACGCAGTATGAGTTAGGTTCAGTTCGCGACATTACTCGCTTACGTGGGCGTTATGCGTGGTCAAAAGATGGTACTGATTCATGGTTCATCACTGACCTTGAAGACGAATCACATCCTGACCGTTACAGCGCACAATATCGTGCTGAGTCTCAGCCTGACGGCATCATCGGCATCGGAACATGGCGAGACTTCATCGTCTGTTTTGGTTCATCGACGATTGAGTATTTTTCCCTGACTGGTGCAACCACCGTTGGTGCTGCTTTGTATGTCGCACAGCCATCGCTGATGGTGCAAAAAGGCATCGCCGGAACTTACTGCAAAACGCCGTTTGCTGATTCCTATGCGTTTATCAGCAATCCGGCAACAGGTGCGCCGTCTGTGTATATCATCGGCTCCGGTCAGGTATCACCAATCGCCAGCGCGAGCATTGAGAAAATACTACGCTCCTACACTGCTGATGAACTGGCTGATGGCGTGATGGAATCGTTGCGGTTTGATGCGCATGAGTTGCTGATTATCCATCTTCCGCGTCACGTCCTCGTGTACGACGCATCTTCAAGTGCCAATGGTCCGCAATGGTGTGTGCTGAAAACAGGCCTGTATGACGATGTGTACCGCGCTATCGACTTCATTTACGAAGGCAATCAGATAACGTGCGGCGATAAGCTGGAGTCCGTGACCGGGAAATTGCAATTCGATATCAGCAGCCAGTACGACAAGCAACAGGAACACCTGCTGTTTACTCCGTTGTTCAAAGCGGATAACGCCAGAGTTTTCGACCTTGAAGTTGAATCTTCAACTGGCGTTGCGCAGTATGCTGACCGCCTGTTCCTCTCTGCAACTACTGACGGCATCAATTACGGGCGTGAGCAGATGATTGAGCAGAATGAACCGTTCGTTTACGACAAACGCGTTTTGTGGAAGCGTGTCGGGCGAATCAGGAAAAATGTCGGCTTCAAATTGCGCGTTATCACGAAGTCACCTGTCACTCTGTCTGGCTGCCAGATAAGGATTGAGTAATGGCTGATTCGAATCTCAATGAGCCGGTAATCATTCAGACTACACGACTCGACACATCAGTCCTTCCACGCAATATCTTCTCGCAGTCGTATCTGCTTTACGTTATCGCACAGGGCACTGATGTTGGTAACGTGGCTAACAAGGCCAACGAAGCAGGGAAGGGGGCTTATGATGCACAGGTGAAGAATGATGAGCAGGATGTCACCCTTGCAGACCATGAATCCAGAATTGAAGCTGCTGAAGCAACTCTCATCAATCATGAAAATAGAATTGCAGCAGCGGAAAGCACTCTTGCAGATCATGAAACAAGGATTACGGCTGCTGAAACAGAGCTGGCTGATCACGAGACGCGAATTGCTGCCAATGAATCTGAGTTAGCAAAACATGATGCGCGCATAACTCAGAATACAACTGATATCGACGCACTTGATACCAGGCTCACAGCGGCAGAGGGAAGTATTTCGACGCTACAAAGCACAGTTGGTGATCACTCAACAAGAATATCTGCGCTTGAGTATGCCACCACGCGCAAGAAATCAGAGGTTGTTTACTCAGGAGTATCAGTAACCATTCCAACAGCGCCGACCAACCTTGTTAGCCTACTGAAAACGCTCACGCCGTCATCCGGCACGTTGGCACCATTCTTCGACACCGTTAACAACAAGATGGTTGTGTTCAACGAGAACAAAACCTTGTTCTTCAAGCTGGCGATCGTCGGGACGTGGCCCAGCGGAACAGCCAACAGGTCAATGCAGCTAACCTTTTCCGGCTCTGTTCCTGACACACTGGTAAGCAGCCGCAACTCGGCGACAACGACCGATAACATCCTGTTAGCTACGTTCTTCAGCGTGGATAAAGACGGCTTTCTTGCCACAAATGGCAGTACGTTAACCATTCAGTCGAATGGTGCGGCGTTTACTGCCACAACCATCAAAATCATTGCGGAGCAGTGATGGAAATAAAGCTCATCGATAATCCGGTGAAGCTTGCAGAATTCCTCAACAACCCGGCAAACACGGGAAATATCGTAGACAGTGGAGATAAATACTACATCAAGCCTGATGCGGTATATCTCGGCATCTACGAAGGATTAGTGCTGGCTGGGGTTCATGAAGTGCGTAACTTCTGGCATAGCGTTGTTGAATGCCATGCTGTGTACGACCCCGGATTCCGAGGCGAATATGCACTGCAAGGGCATCGATTATTCTGCAAATGGCTTCTCGAAAACTCACCATTCCTTAACAGCATCACCATGGTTCCTGACATCACCAAATACGGACGGGCAATTATCCGTTTGCTTGGCGCTACCCGTGTTGGTCACCTTGATGATGCTTATACCAGCAATGGAAAGCCTGTAGGCATCACGATTTATCAGTTACCGCGCTCAAAATACGAGGAGCTAAAGAATGTTAATTTTCCAGATTGCCAATAAGCACCTCAGCAAAGCTGTTTACTGCAAAGGCGGCAGCGACTCCGGATCTAAAGCCCAGGCGCGCGCAACTGAAAAGGGCATCGAACTGCAACGTGAAATGTGGCAGACGAACATGCAGAACCTTGCACCGTTCACGCCACTCGCTCAGCAGTACGTATCACAGTTGCAAAATCTTTCCTCTCTTCAGGGGCAAGGTCAGGCGCTTAACCAGTATTACAACTCCCAGCAGTACAAAGACCTTGCTGGTCAGGCGCGTTACCAGAGTCTGGCAGCAGCAGAGGCAACGGGTGGATTAGGCTCTACAGCAACAGGAAACCAGTTGGCAGCAATCGCACCTACACTCGGTCAAAACTGGCTGTCAGGTCAGATGAACAACTACAACAATCTGGCAAATATCGGCCTTGGTGCTCTTACCGGTCAGGCAAACGCCGGACAGAACTACGCTAACAACGTCAGCCAATTGTATCAACAGCAGGCGGCAGCATCTGCGGCTAATGCGAATAAACCATCAGGATTTCAGAGCGCCTTGGGTGGAGCGGCAGCAGGTGCAGCTGCAGGTACTGCAATCATGCCTGGTTGGGGTACAGCAATTGGTGCTGGCGTCGGTCTTCTTGGTTCACTTTTTTAATGGAGGTGTCTCTTGGCTACATGGCAACAGGCTGGTAATTCAGGCGCGCTTCTTGCCGGGTTAGGCGGCATGAACTCCAACGCTCCAAGAGCAAGTGATGCAGACGCCACGCTTGCATACATTCGCCAGAACAACGAAATGGAGCGTTCAGGTCGCAATAACATCGGCCTTCAGGCGTTGCAGGGACTGGGTAGTGTCGCTCAAACATATCAAGCCGCAAAGCAACAGGAAGCGGATGCTGCATTCCAAAAAGAATATGCGGCAGCCATCCAGTCAGGTGATCGGCAGCAGGTTCGAGATCTGATGACCAAATATCCTGGTCAATTAGAGAAGATTCAGTCTGGTATGAAGTGGGCAGACGAAGACCAGCGCAATTCTATAGGCACCTTAGCGGCTGGCGCACGCCTTGCGGCCTCGTCTCCAGAAGCAATGCAATCATGGCTGCAAAACAACGCCAAGGAACTGACTCGCGTCGGTGTTGACCCTAATAACGTTGCTCAGATGTATCAGCAGAATCCTTCAGGATTTGGTGAGTTTGTTGATCACCTTGGAATGTCAGCGCTTGGTCCTAATGATTATTTCAATGTTCAGGACAAGATGGCTGGTCGTGAGATTGACCGAGGCAGGCTGGCAGAGACAATCCGCAGCAATCAGGCTGGCGAGGCACTTCAGGCGAGAGGGCAAAACCTTTCCTATCAGTCAGCAATGACTGGACACGGACTTGCAGCAGAAAGACTGGCACTTGATAAGCAGAAATTCGGTTTTGAAGTACAACAGGCACAAAAGAAGGCCGATGAACTTATTAATGCTGCGCCAAAACTATCCGTGAACATGGAAAAGGCTATAGAAAAATCAGCAGGTGATGCGGCAGCTAGTCGTAATGCTGCCGATTCAATGACAACGCTTGCTGACACGCTTGAGAAGGAGAAGCCAACTCCTGGTTTGTTCGGTAACGCTGAAAATATGTTCACTAAGCTTACGGGGCAAGATAACTACCTCCGAGATATGCGGATTAGATTCAACCAACTAGCCAATGCGCAGGCAACAAAGCTTCTCCCTCCCGGCCCTGCATCAGATAAGGATATTGAGTTTGCAAGGAAAGGCATTCCAAGCGAAACGGATAATCCAATGGTCATGGCTCGATGGTTAAGGGGTATGGCAAAAATGGAAAGTAATAACGCGAAGTTCAACGAGTTTAGGTCAGAGTGGATGAGTGCAAATGGCAGCCCAGGACAATCTGATCGCAACCGAAACATCATGGGGATGGATGTTAAGAAGGGTGAATCATTGAACTCTGCGGCAAAACGTTTTCTTTCCTCAAGTTATGGCGATAGCCAACCTCAACAGCAATTGTCCGATGACGAATTAATTAGCAAATATCTCGGAGGGCAGTAATGGCCTATAGTCGTGAACAGTTGATGACGGCGTTAAGGAATGCTGATGCTGCCGGCGATACTGAGGGAGCACGTCGCATTGCTCAGATGCTGTCTTCTGGTGATCAATCCACTCAAAACCAATCGCAGCCAGAAGAACAATCTCTGGTGGGAAAAGCTACTGACTGGCTCACTGGTGGTCAAAGTGCAGGGCAAATTGCAGAACAGGCTGGTCGTGGTCTGGTAAACATACCATTTGACGTATTGCAGGGTGGCGCAAGTCTGATTAATGCAATCAGTCAGGGGCTTGGTGGCCCCAAGGTTTTGGATGATGTTTATCGCCCTGTCGATCGACCGACAGACCCTTACGCGCAAGCCGGTGAAACAATTGGTGGGTATCTCCTGCCAATTGGCACAGCGGCAAAAGCTGCTGGAGCGCCAGCAAAGCTCGCTGAAGATATCGGTTCCGCAGGAAACATGATTGCAGGTTCTCTTGCTGATGCTGCAAATCAGGAGGGCGACTTTGCACAAAATGCTGCCATTAACGGTGGTATCAATATTGGTGCTCAGGGGATACTTTCTGGGGCTGGAAGGATCTTAACCTCTAAATCACCTCAAGCTCTTGGTGGCGGGGCAATAAATTCCGCTGCTGATGTTTCGAAAATGGCAAAGTCTGGTACAGGAAGAGAGATTATTGCCAGACAGTCAGCTAACGTGTCAGACGAAATAGCAAAAGCAGCAGATACTGCTGGAATAGATATCAACGCATTAACTCCTGGCATGAGATCAGGTAGTCGTGGTCTTGCTCAGGCGGAGGGGATTCTGGCGTCAAAGCCCGGAATTACACAGGATGCACATACCAAAGCATTCAGTGAAATAGAGTCGAAATTTAACTCAGCATTGGATGAGTTTGGGGCTGAAGCAGGAACTGCATCAGAAAAAAGTGCAGCCATAAAACAAAGGGTTTTGGCAAGTATTGATAAAATGAAAAATTCAGAAAAGGCCGCATGGGATAGCGTCCGCTCCACGATGCCTGACGCAAAGGCCAGAATGTCAAATCTGAACGCTACAATTCAGGGTGATATTTTGGCTGGCATGCCGCTAACTCCTGAGATGAAACAATTCGCATCTGCTTATGCTAAAACTGGTAAAAAAGGAATCACGTTTGATGCCATGAAGGCATGGCGAAGTAAACTTGCTGACGCAGAGCAGAAGTATATAAGGTCTGGTGAGGCAAATACGGCAAGGCGCATGGCTGAGCTTCGTGATGCAGCAACGGAAGATATGCGCATAATGGCTCAAAATGGCGGTTTTCTTGATGACTGGCAAAAAGCTAATGATCTGTCAAAGGCAAGATTTACAGCACAAGAACAGGCTGAAGCAGCGTTTGGTAGAGACCTTGCAACTGATCAGTTGGTAACTAATGGCTCTAAGGCGTTACAGGGTTCAGCAAAAAGTGGAACAGGTCAGTTCCATAAAATAATAAGCGCCCTACCTGAGTCGGAACGCGCGCCAGCAATTGCGTCAATATTACAAGATGCAATGTCGCAAGGGGTACGCGGAGGTAAGTCTGAAGAGGCTGGAATTAAGCATATCGCGACTATTCTTACCCCACAAAACGTGAAGGCAATTAGTCGATATTCTCCAGAACTTGGCAGGATTACAAGTTCATACGGAGAACTTGCACGAGCAGCAACAAAGCCACTTCGATATGTTGAACAGACAGGGCGATCTATGCCAGCCATTAGCACTCTTGAGAATGGCCTTCATCCAGTTTTAGAGAGCGTATTGTCTGGCGCTTTTCCAACCGCTGGCGCTATCGCAGGGTTCTCTGGAGGAGGTGTTATTGGAGCAATAGTGGGTGGCGCTGCAGGTGGAGCAATTGATGCAATAGCAAAAGGATCGATAGCGAAATTATCCGCAACCAGAAGCGGTCGTTACGCTATTGAAAAGGCTGTTCAAGAGGCAACAAAGGCCGTTAAGGTTGGGGCAAGTGATGGTGCATTAGCGGCGGCTGAACGCAGATTTATGGCAAATAAAGCCGCCGTAAAAGCAATACGCGATGCTATTGGTAGCGATGAATTCAATCGCTTGTCGAGAGTTGGTATTGTCGCCTCGTTAAGCGGTATGAATGAATATGAATAGCTTTATCTAATGTTGCTGCTACTGTTGCATGTGACGGTATTTCCAAATCCTGAATTGCAGTTTGTATAGGTGTCAACACGCGTTGGGTAAGGTTGAGTTATAACAGGCTGTCTCGCTTTTTGCTCGATCGCTTGCATTGTGTTTACAGCCTGATAATTCAATAAAGCCTGCTGGAATGCTTGGCTTTGTGCTATTTGTTGGGCTTGTTCTTGGCTTTGTAATTGAACATAAAGATTCTGAAGCTCAAGTCTTGCCTGTGCGTCACTTATCTTGCCTTCATCGACACCTTGCCCGAGCATCTTCGCAGCAAGGACATACAGCTTAGGTGTTGGTGCTGATGCCATGCGTGAGTCGTTCTTCACGCTGGCATCAAGGCAATTAGCCATATCACTAAGCTTTGGATAGCGTTGTTCGCAACTTGCCTGATAGTCGCTTACTTTTGCGCACCCAGCCAGCAGAAGCGGGATAATTAACAGTGATTTTTTCATATAATTAACTCTCCTTAGTTTTGTGCATGACGAAATTAACCAGCCATCAGGCTGGTATTAGTCACATTCTATTTCTTTTGTCGACGTCCATACATAAGGGTCTGAGCAAACAACCTCTCCATTTATCATGACGTCATAGCCCATTAGATATGAGTTACCACCAACAATCTGAGCGGCGATGACGCTAATGCTGGCGGCGCAGGCTGCACCAAAAACGAAACCAATTAATATATTTTTCATTTTGATTCCAAATAGTTATAGGATGAAAGTTATGACCATAGAAGAACGCCTGAACAACATTGAGTTGAATCAAACCCTGCTTGACCAGCGACTTTCAGATCTTGAGCTTAAAGATTTGGATGCGCAAATATTAGAAGCAGAGGCCAAGCTCTCCAGCTTAAACCACCGCAAGAAGCAAATCCGCAACAGAATTACTCAGGGACGCGGAAGCTGTTGAGGTGGGATGCTAGGTCTCTATCGTTAAAATCAAGGCTGCTAATCATTTCATTGTAAATAGCGTTTTTATCTTCCATTGGCAGTCTTGAGTAAACCAGACACAGAGCATATTTCAGGGAGTTTAGCTCTTTCTCTAGCTCTTCCTTGCTTGATGTTTTTGACTTAATAAACTGTTTTTTATTCATTTTGCATCCTTACCATACATGGTTTTCAGTGTTTCAATCAGCGCATCCCTGAATTTGTCAGCCTCTTTCTGAGCAAATTCATTGCTATTAAGCGATCTACCACAAACAGCATCTTCGATAATCTGTATTATTTCAGCATTCATGGAACGCTTGTTATGTTGCGCCCTGGCTTTAACCTTTGCCTTTAACTCTTTGGAAATCCTGATATTTATTTGCGGCTCTTCGCGTGACATACCACCTCCATAGCATTTTGGTGATATTACTATTGCATCACTGCGATTACAATGGTATAACGGTTATACCAAATTGATTGGAGGTAATATGATAGTCAAGTCAGACGCACCAAAGTACCCTTTGCGCATCCCATTAGAGGTTAAGTTAGCAATCGAGAAGTCAGCGAAAGAAAATGGTCGCTCAATAAATACCGAGATGGTAATGCGGTTAGTGGATAGTTTAAGGCGGGATAGTTCTAAAGGTAATCTAGCAAAAAGTTGAAGCCCCAACTGCGGTAACAGTCAGGGCTTCGTTATCAACAAATCGGCTTAGGAAATATTGACATGAAAAGTATAGCAAAGGCACAAAACGATTTCACCATCTTCAAATTCGGCGACAGTGAAATCCGCGTCATCAACAAGTGCGGTGAGCCGTGGTTTGTAGCTAAAGATGTTTGTGATGCTTTAGCTTTGACTAACTCACGCAAGGCGCTTACTGCACTTGATGACGATGAAAAGGGAGTAACTTTAAGTTACACCCTTGGTGGTGAGCAGAATCTAAGCATTGTTAGCGAATCAGGTATGTATACATTGGTTCTGCGCTGCCGCGATGCTGTCAATAAAGGTTCGGTCCCGCACAAATTCCGCAAGTGGGTAACAGCAGAAGTTCTACCTTCAATTCGCAAACATGGCGAGTATGTGAAAGGCAAGAAAACCACTGTTGAGGAAAGAACGCCGCTACGCGATGCAGTAAACATGCTGGTAGGAAAGAAAGGACTTCGCTATGACGATGCATACAATATGGTTCATCAGCGTTTTGGTATTGACAGCATTGATGAACTTTCAATTGAACAAATCCCGCTTGCCGTAGAGTACATCCACAGGGTAGTGCTTGAAGGTGAGTTCATTGGCAAACAAGAGAAGAAGACCAACGAGCTTTCTGCAAAAGAAGCAAACAGTCTTGTATGGTTATGGGATTATGCCAACCGTTCACAGGCATTATTCCGCGAACTGTATCCGGCATTAAAACAAATTCAATCGAACTATTCCGGCAGATGCTACGACTACGGTCATGAATTCTCGTATGTTATCGGAATGGCGAGAGACGTTTTAATAAACCACACACGAGATGTTGATATTAATGAGCCAGACGGACCAGCGAATCTTTCCGCATGGATGAGACTTAAGAATAAAGAATTACCTCCTTCAGTACATAACTACTGACAGATAACCAACGCAACGACCCAGCTTCGGCTGGGTTTTTTTATGCCCAAAATTCACCGTAGCCACGCTGCGGCGATTCCTTGTATCTGGAGCAAATTAAATGACAGACATTACCTACTCAACAGATGGTCAGCAACCATGTTTGCTGCCTTATAAGCTATAGCCGCTTCATCAATGGTGTTGAATCTCCCAAGGGTTATGTTTTTACCTGAGACATTTATCTGAGCTTGCCATTGATTTCTGGCTTGACAGAAAGTTACCCCCTTGATTCCAGCATTGCTATTTCGAGGTCCGACATTTAATGCATTTACGACTCTGCTGACATCCCTAAGGTTTGAGATTGCGTTATTTCTTCTGTTTCTATCAATGTGGTCAATCTCTTGTTTGGGCCATTCGCCATATACATACAGCCAGGCAAGTCTATGTGCAAAATATCTTACGCCATCAATATTAATTGCGTTATATCCATAAGAAATTGTGCCAGCAACTTTCCCAACAGCACCTCTGGCGCTTAATTTCTTTTTCCAAGTGAAAATTCCTGTTTCTTTATTGTAATCGAGAACCTCCATAAGGCGCTCCCGAGTTACTACCTCGTGACGTCTCTTACTCATTATTTTCTCCGGAATGTTTATTATGCCAGAACAATTATACAACGTAGTTGTTTCACAACCAAGTCAGTTATTTACTTTAGCTCGCTCGTTTAAAGCAAATGCCAATGGCAAAATTTATATCGGTAAAATTGACACTGACCCGGTAAATCCAGAAAACCAGATTCAGGTTTATGTAGAGAACGAAGACGGCTCTCACGTTCCTGTTTCGCAACCAATCATCATTAACGCTGCCGGATATCCGGTATATAACGGACAGATTGCCAAATTCGTTACCGTGCAAGGCCATTCTATGGCTGTTTATGATGCGTATGGTGCGCAGCAGTTTTATTTTCCCAATGTGCTGAAGTATGACCCCGATCAGCTACGGCAGCAATTAGAAGATCCAGATGGCGCTAAAAAATATCCTGAGTTGCAGATAGCACGATGGAGAGATTGTGGAGATGTTAGAGGTTGGGGAGCAAAAATAGATGGGGTAACAGATGATTCAGATGCTTTTATTAAAGCTTTAAACTCTGGAAGGTCGGTTATAACAATTCCTGAAGGAATATGCATCATCAAGAAGAATATTAACATTCCTGAAGGGTGTTCACTGGTTGGATCTGGCATTGATTATTGGGATACATATAGACCAGCGCCTGAAAGATTATTAAAAAGTTGGAGTAAAGGAACCCATCTTGTATTTACTGGTGATGGAGAAAAAAACAAATATTTTTTTAACATCTCTAATGAAAGACCGGTTAAAATTGTTGAAGGGATATCTTGTAAGTTCACTGAGTTTACGAATGAAGATTCTGTAGGTGTTACTCCTGCTACACCAAAAGCCATGAGCGTAGCTGTTAGTATCAACAGGGCATCACAGTTACGCAATCTGAGAATAATGGTAAGTAAAAATGGTATTGAAGGATACAATAACCCTGATTCTTATTCATTGGGTGATAACTGGGATATAGGGTTGCATGTATACGATAGCTGTGATTCAGTTATTGATAACGTACAGATTGTCGGCTATTGGAGGGTAAAAGGACTACTACTGACAGAAAATGACGGGAGCCTTTCAATGAAGGGAAATCCTGAAAAAACGCACTTTAATAACGTTTATGTACAGTCAGGAATCGCGATAAGGAATAGCCCTCAGATTGATCTTGTAAGTAATACTGAAAGCTCAGTGACATTTAAACATAAAAAGTCGATGAGAATAACTTCAGTTAAACAGTTTAAAATTGCTGGCAGTGAATCAGTATATACGTATTCAGATGCATCATTTGATGGAACTAATATCACACTATCTGGTATTTCTCCTGAAATACAAGGTTCAATAAGTGTAATCAGGTTTCCGTCAATTGGTAATAATTTTAGTGGGACTGTTTTTGAGAATACAGTAGCCACTACTCTTGATCATACATCAGGTAAGCCATCAGAATACTTTGGCCTTCCTGCATCCTTTGCATTAGAGATTGATGGTTTCCCTGTTCGTAATTTAAGGCTTGATAAATTCAAAGCTCAAACTACCTTTGATAAAGGAAATTGCATTTTTGGTGATTGCCGTGATGTTAAAATCACATCATCTGAGTTTGAAAATGGAATTATGATTGCGTATAACCTGACCGAGACTCAGGGTTATACAGGAAATCTTAGATTTTTTGCTTCTGATCTTCAGAGCAGCGTTAACACAAGCGAGTTTAAACCAAGAGACGCATTTGTAGACAATAGACAAATAAAAACGGAGTTTACTGATGGTTCTTTCATTATAAAGAACTGGAGGCCTACAGATACAAAAATACAATGGTCGTCTGGAGTGGATGCTATTGTTCTTAGAGAGTCACCTGACGAACAATCAAACGGAAATATTTACGGGTATCACATTGATGGTAAAAGATGGATTAATGTTAGTGGATATAACAAAGATATAAATATTTCATCAAGAAACTTAAGCGTAAAAAACCATAGTGATGACTCCGCAGTTATTAATATATTCGGCGACTCTGGAAATATTGCCATTAAAGGTAATTTTTCACCAATTGTTGATAACAGCAAATCTCTTGGTGCACCATCATTTAGATGGGCTCAGATTTATTCTGCATCTGGGACTATAAGCACATCAGATGAAACACTTAAAACAATATATGACATTACTCAGGCAGAGCGTGATGCTGCGCTGGAAATAAAGGGAATTATATGCAAGTTCAGGTTTAATGAGTCGATTAATTTTAAAGGATTGGAGTTATCAAGGTATCATTTTGGAGTTGGCGCTCAAACCGTAGGGGATATTCTTAGAAAGCATGGTTTAAACCCTGAGCAATATGCTTTTTGGTGTTACGATGAATGGCCAGACGTATGGGATGAAGAGGTGATAACTGAAGAGAGCACAGATCCTGATACAGGTGAGAAAATTTATTCTCAATATAAAACAGGAAATATGATTCTTGTAAAAAAAGCAGGTGGACGCTACGGAATTCGTTATGACGAATTGGCTATGTTTATATTAATGGCAATGTAGTTGCAATAAATGCAGTATATCCCGCATGAAAACTGCGGGATTGTTTTTATCTAGTGTATTTGTGAGTTTTAAATAAAATTTGGTATGGATTCTTGCATCGTAGTGAACGCAGGATTACCTATGAAACAAAACTGAGACACACAAAGCTTTGCACTGGATTGCAAGGCTTTGTGTCATTCGATAGTTAAGGTGGATCACTCCACCTTTTCATCAAGACAATCCGCCCACCACTGCATCATGTCTCTGCGATTATCGAGATACTGAGCATGGTTGTAAATTCAACTAACCCAGTGAGTTGGCAAAAAATTAGCGCAAGAGGACAAAAAATCACCTTGCGCTAATGCTCTGTTACAGGTCACTAATGCCATCTAAGTGTTTGATTCATAGTGACTGGATATGTTGTGATTTGTAGCATTATGCAGTCTATTTTTTAGACTAAAGATATTATAACACATTGATATTAATGGTTTTTAATGTTTCATGTTCAGCTTTTTTATACTAACTTGAGCGAAACGGGAAGGTAAAAAGACAAAAAGTTGTTTTTAATACCTTTAAGTGATACCAGATGGCATTGCGCCATCTGGCAGAGTGATTAACTAAACATCGCAGTAATCGAGGCACTCGCCAGAGAGTGAAAATGAACGTTAAACCCGACCATCGTGCCGCTGGCACCTTCATCGACATCAATACGTTCTACATCCAGCGCGTGAACGGTAAAAATGTAGCGATGGGTTTCGCCTTTCGGCGGCGCTGCGCCATCGTATCCGGTTTTACCAAAGTCGGTACGCGTCTGCAAAACGCCGTCTGGCATTGCTACCAGACCAGAGCCAAACCCTTGCGGTAATACGCGGGTATCAGCGGGTAAATTAACAACTACCCAGTGCCACCAGCCGGAGCCGGTTGGCGCATCCGGGTCGTAGCAGGTGACAACAAAACTTTTCGTTCCCACAGGAACATCATCCCACGCCAGATGCGGTGAAATATTATCGCCATCGTAACCCATGCCGTTAAAGACATGACGATGCGGCAGCTTATCGCCATCGCGCAGATCGTTACTGATGAGTTTCATTAGAATGCCTCCGGGAAACCTCGGCCTTCAGACCGGGGAGGAAAGGAGGCGGTTTTCCGACTAACTGTACTTTGCATAATCACATTTTCCTCTTTAGTATGTGAACACATGAAACGCGCATATAAATACCGGTTTTACCCGACAACTGAGCAGGCTGAGCTTTTAGCTCAGACGTTTGGCTGTGTGCGCTTCGTCTACAATTCCATCCTTCGTTGGCGTACCGATGCGTACTACGAGCGAAAAGAAAAGATCGGTTATCTACAGGCCAACGCTCGCCTTACGGCGCTCAAAAAAGAGCCTGAATACATATGGCTGAATGATGTTTCCTGCGTTCCCCTCCAGCAGTCGTTGCGCCACCAACAAGCCGCCTTTGCTAACTTCTTTGCTGGACGAGTTGCATATCCGGCTTTCAAAAGCAAACGGCACAAACAGGTGGCTGAGTTCACTGCCAGCGCGTTTAAACACCGTGACGGCGAGTTGTATATAGCAAAGAGCAAGTCGCCGCTGGATGTTCGCTGGAGTCGAGAATTACCATCTGCGCCGTCAACCGTTACCATTTCCAGAGATAGCGCTGGCAGGTACTTTGTTTCCTGCCTGTGTGAGTTTGAACCTGTATCAATGCCTGTTACCGCTAAAACGGTCGGCATTGATGTGGGCTTAAAAGATTTATTCGTCACCGATACCGGATTCAAAACCGACAATCCCCGCCACACCGCTAAATATGCGAAGCGATTAACGCTGCTACAGCGACGTTTAAGCAGGAAGCAAAAAGGCTCAAGAAACCGTATTAAAGCCCGCTTAAAGGTCGCCCGACTCCACGCGAAAATCGCCGATTGCCGGATGGACAATCTGCACAAGTTGTCCCGCAAACTGATTAACGAAAACCAAGTTGTTTGCGTCGAATCCCTCAAGGTGAAAAACATGATCCGCAACCCGAAGCTGTCTAAAGCAATAGCTGACGCAGGCTGGAGCGAACTTGTTCGCCAGCTCCAGTACAAAGGCAAATGGGCCGGGCGGTCAGTGGTCGCCATTGACCAGTATTTACCGTCCTCAAAATGCTGTAGTTGCTGCGGTTTCACCATGCAAAAAATGCCTCTTAATGTTCGTAAATGGCACTGCCCTGAATGCGGCGCAGACCATGATCGCGACATTAACGCGGCACGTAATATTAAAGCTGCCGGGCTGGCAGTGTTAGCCCACGGAGAGCCTGTAAACCCTGAATCGCAGCACGCGGCTTAG